GTAGCCGTCTTAGATAAAAAAACCCCATCATTGAGCGCACCCTTGCGCAGATTGCATGACTTGCACAGCACTCTTAGATTATCCAGACTGTGATCGCCACCCGCCTTGCGTGGGATTATGTGATCGATGTGCATCTCGCCTTCATCTGTGCCACATATCTGGCAGAAGCGACCATCACGCATGAATACCCGTTCGCGCTGTTCGCGGTATCGCCTACTGTTCAGCTTGTCTAATGCCATCCCTTAGCCTTCCAATGATCTAAGGCTATGCATGGTTCACCATACCTATGCCCTATGTACTTCAATCCCCATTGTATCTGCTTATAACCATCAACCCTAGATAGATACTCACTGCGCCCTTGAGGAATACCATGATGTGATCCATTACGAGCTAATGGTCTCCAGTTGCTTTCCTTTGTATAGAGTATCTCTAAACACTTAAACTCTTTATAGTTATAGCCTAATGAATGTAAAGCATATTCTTTATAGCTTACATATTGCACTGGTTTAGAGCCACCTGCTTCAGGCACTAGCAATAGAGCTATCCCAATAGCTACTAGCACCCCGCGAGCTACGCCCCTAAGGGGCTCGCGGTGAGCCTTTGAGAGGCTCTGCCGAGTTAGCGTACCATCGCTGTCAAATCCATTTGTATAAGTCCTGCTCAGAGCGGTGTTTCGTTTCATAGTTCCTCCTAATCACCGGCTGTGGATAACTTCTGTGGATAACTATTTATCCGTACTGTAGAAGCCTTTACCCTTAAAGTGTGTAGCTGCTGCGCCAATAACTTTAACCATCGGTTCATTACAATAGTTGCACAAGATCACTGGTCGATTGTTCCATCCGTGATTGATCTCTTGATTAAGATTGCATCTGGTGCACTTGTAATCATAGGTTGGCAAGTTAAGCACTTCCTTATCATGTATGACCCACATCCAGAACATCGGTCTATGTCTGCTTCTGTGGGTTCTTTGTCTAGGTGACCGTATCTTAATATGAGTAGTGGCAAGAGATCCTCAAGTCGGATAATCGCGGCATAGTCACGCGCATCCTCACCCTGTCCGTTGAGTCTGATAACCCCAAAGCCTAATTCCCCCGAAATGGCTGTACGGCTTTTCAACTGTGCTAAATATGCCTTAGGTTGAAATCCAGCGCGGGCTTTGACTTCAACATCGAATGGCACATTAACAATATCCTTGCCACTACCCCTTCCCACACATGCGCCTTGCCAGACAGTCGATAGGTACTGTGCGACAACACGCTCTGTGCGGAAACCTCTGTGTTTCCTATGTTGGGTCATAGGTGATGCTTGTTCTCACAATTCTTGCAAAAGAATAGAACAGCACCATCATGAATGCGATCATACTCATTAACTTGAGCGAATGAATCGCAGTCCGAGCAATTCTTTACACCACCATATCCGCTAAAGCTGTATATATGGCGATCTACTGGAGATCTATAAATCTCATCAAAGTTAAACTTAGCCATTGACTGTGCTGCATTTCAAGCATTGCCATGACACTGTTCCATTAACAGCATCCTGAGATAAATCAACCAGGTTCTTAATCTGGACTGGTTCATTGCATAACTGACATGGGACGAAGGCTGACATGAGATCAACCCACTCACCATTTATCTTGATTCCGATGTTTCCCATTAAACTCTCGCTTTCTGTGGTTGGAACTTTCCGTCTGATCCCAGTGTGTACCACTTGGTCGGGCATCTATGTGCCGATGAGATCGCTGTATTGCAGAAGTAGCCACCCCATGCTTTACCATTCTTTTCACCCTCACGCCATTGCATGTGTCCATGCTCGCAGCTTGGTGCTTCTACAGCTTCTGGTGTTCCCATGATCGCAGCTACATTCTCCATAGCCTTTTCAAGTGTGACAGGTGCATCCACTACGCCCCGATACTCTCCAACAGGTGTAGTCCAGTAATCCTGATCATCTGCCTTGACATCTTGAACTGGTGGCTTTGCTACTTTTGTAGCAACGACCTTTGTCATTTCCTCTCGGCTTGGTCGCTTTCCTTTAGGCGCATAACCTGCATTTGCAAGTGCTCTGCCGATTGCCGAAGTCTCGCAATTCTCCAGTGCTGAAGTCTGATTAACGCCTCGGCTAGTAACTGTTTCTTCAGCGTACCCTGTTGCCCATGCAACGCCATCTTCAGCATTCTTAAATAGATAAGCTTTAACGATGTATCGAGAAGCCTCGACAACTTCCAGTTCAGTAGATATACGGAACGAAGGATAGTCCTTAATAAACTTTTCAAGTCGAACCTCCACTGGTTCATAGTCGGCTAAATTAAACATAGAGTTCATTCTCCTCTGTTGCTAGTTGCCCTGCGAGTGCTCCATAGCTGCATAGATCGACCCAGTTGTCGATGTGTTGGGCTGATTGATTAGTCCGTGCAAGTTTAACGAGCACCATGATCCCTGCGACTTGATAATCGTGGATCGGTGTCTGTAGGTATGCACTGAGGAGCATTGCGGTGTGTTGCAGGTTATCCGCAGGGTGACCATACGATAGCCCACGATCGCGGATTGTGTCTGTTGCGGTAAGTAATATCTCATTAGCGCGCATCTGTTGTCACTCGCTGAAATGACTTAGCCACGATCAAGCCTTCACGCTTGCCTTCGTTAAAGCCTTTAGCCCAGCCTACTAAATACCATAAAGCATTAGCTGCTAAAAGCAGCACAATCATTGGCATCTCAAAGCTCATTGTATTTCCTATCTGCATCCAGTGCCCTCGACTGGCTTACAGAATTAGTGTGACAGAAGTGACCGACTAATCAAGCAGATTCTGATAACGAAATGATAACAATTCTCCCTCGTCCACAGCATCATCTAAGGTGCGCTTAATGTCAGGCGTAAAGTCGTCCATATAGGGTGAACGATCCGTCCTTGTTAATTGGCACTAAGAATGGGCTAACTCGGTCTCCGTGTGTCTCAATGACTGCCACAGACATCTGCCAATTAGCACTGCCAGCCTTGAGATAAGAGGCTTTCTTCTTGTCCATAACATTTCCTGCTTCTAAGCCCCAAAGAGTCCTGTATTGGCTTCCTAAGCCTTCTGTGTAGGCACTGATGCCAGCCCTGTGAGTGTGTCCACAGACTACAGACTTACCGAACTTCTTAGCCAAGCCAAGAGCTGTAAGTCCTGCATTGCTATTCATCGATCCTTCGTCTCCGTGGACTAAGACCCAGCCTTTATGGAACTCGAATGGCTTTTTATGAAAACGAATCCCCAAGTCATTGAAACCCATAAAGCGGGAGTACTCGAGTTCTGGAAGTCCGATGAGGCTAGGAGCTCCTCTAACGAGAGTGTGGTATAGACGATCGGTGTGGTTGGATCGAGTGATGTCGGTAGTGCCGAGATCCCATAGGATGTTTTGAGCCAGACTTCGATCATAATCTAGCTGCCCTTCATACTCCAGATGAGTGCCTTTAGCCCACTTGGACTGAGACTGCATATCAAGCTCATCGCCTGTGTTAAGGACTAAATCGAACTTCTCGCGCTTTACTAACTTGATAAGATTCTTCACTGCTTGCTCATGATGAAATGGAATCTGAAGATCCGAAATCACCAGGTATCTGCGTTTAGTCATCATCCTCATCTTCGTAATCCCCGAACTTCTCAGGGTCAATGGGATCAGGCAGAATCCAGTGAGGATAGGCTTGCGGTTCTGTGATCATGAACATGGCAATGTCCTCTGCGAAACCTGCTCGCTTTAATGAACAGAAGTACTCATAAAGTCCAATGCAGTAAGCATCGAGCTTTGAGTAACCTTGTTCCTCTAACGCCTTAGTTGCTTTTCTTGCCATAGCACAATGCTACCTGTCAAGCAATATGTTATAGATCTCATCGACTCGCGTGTTGAGTCTTTTGATCTCAGATAACAGATGTGTGATTACATAGCCAGACAAGCCACCGAGTGCTGCAATGGTGGCAAGGTAAAGCGTGAAGAAGTCGCTCTGTGTCACTTCTTAATGCCCATAGAAGGATCATTAGGTGAGAGGTAACGAAGCACCGGTGGAAGGATTGATGCGATACCTGCTGCGATAAGAGCCTGTGGATCTGTGACCCCTGCTGCATACATTGAGATTGCTGCTACTAAGAAGGCTCTAGCCCAAGATCCTGCTGCTGTCTTTAGTTCATTCATTAGATGCTCCTAACATAGGTACTTGAAAAAAAGCCCCATCATTGTCAGCTTCTTTCTTAAAGCTAACATGCATGTGCTTAGTGTGTTTGTTAGCCCCTGTGTATGTACGCCACTTCCAGTTGAGGATGTGGGAACAGATTCGTCCATCGTAAATGATGTAACTAATACGCTTGTCTGCTTTTGATTTGGACAAGGTGCGAAGCTGATCAGCAAGATCTCCCATGATGTCGGGCTTCCCACTTTTGTGGAGATCTTTGTCCACATCAATGGCACGAACCCAACCCTGCTCATCTGGATTATGATCTGACTTGCGAGCAGCGTGTCGGGTATCACCGATCCAACCATCCGATGTGCGGTCACGATCTGGGAACGAATCATCGAACTGTTCGCGTAGCTGTATCGCAGCCTTAGACAGTCTTGGCTTCATTAGCCTTTAGTTCA